AATCAAAAAGTCAATCTCTAAGTCAAGGATAGATACCGACTCTGTGATACTTAGAATCTCATCATATACGCTGACATAGAGTTCGGTAATTACTGGAGTAACATCTTCAGTAATAGATAAAATTTCTTCATAGACATCAACAGATGGCGCACTAAACAGCCAATCGTAATCCTCCTCAATAGTAACTTCATCATAGACTAAGAAGTCAATCTCCAAATCAAGCAGTTCAACATTCTCGGTAATACTTGTAATATCGTCATAAACCGAAGTATGAAGAACATCAAGATTTATAGTAATATTTTCCTCGATACTAACTTCCTCATACATCAGAAAATCTATTTCCAAATCAAGCAGACTTACAGATTCAGTAATAGATAATATCTCATCATATACCGATACATAAAGCTCAGTTATGACGGGAGTAATATCTTCCGTTATTGATAAAATTTCCTCGTAAGGAGTAATATTAAGTGCAGTTATTAACGGAGTAAAATCCTCGGTGATAGATAAGATTTCATCATAAACAGAAACATTAAGGACATCAAGTACGGCCTGAATATCCTCTGTTATGCTTGTAATCTCATCATAAACATTTATGGATGAAGGAATATCTAAAGTGATATCCTCCGTTATCGATAAAATTTCCTCATATACAAGAGGAAGATTTATATCAGGAGTTACAGTATCATATTGAAAGTCCTCTGTGATACTCGTAATTTCTTCATAAACCAAAAAGTTTTGAGAGTCTAAATAAGCATCTGTCCACTCGCTTATCGAAGTGATATCGTCATAGACATCAACATTAAGGACATCAAGAGATACAACCAGACCAGTTGTATCATCAATACTTATATCGTCATCAACTACTCCTACTTCCACCACTAAATCAAGAATAGAAACTGATTCAGTAATACCAAGTATTTCATCATAAACACTAATATTAAGCACATCGAGAACGGGAGTAACATCCTCCGTTATACTTAATATTTCATCATATACATCAACACTCGAAGGAATATCAAGCTCAATATTTTCTGTTATAGAAAGTATTTCATCATAAACATCTACTGGGGAAGGAATATCAAAAGTTACATCTTCAGTTATTGAAGTTATACTCTCATAGAGAGTACCGCCATCACCTAAGTTGATATCATTTACTGCAGAGGTTACTTCAGCAGTATAATCATAAGTACCAAAAGCCGTTCCTTCATAATAGCACCGAAAATAATATGTAGTACCATCGCTTGCATTACTATTAAGCTCAACACAAAAACAATGTTCGGTATAATTGCTTCCCGTATGAGTAAATTTAGCTGATTCATCTGATACATCTACGGAATATCCGTTCATCCAAGTTTCTGATTGTGAGCCTAATTTCTGGGTTGATACATTTTGAGCTTCCGTGATAGTACCGGCTACTATATTGGCAGGATTAGTAGAGCCATCAGTTGTTACCTGAAATTCCTCACCTGAAAAAGCACCAGTAGCACTACCATAAACTCTTGCGTGAATATTCCTATAATCATTACCCGAAGTTTCTCTTGCCTGAAATCGTAAAATAAAACCTGTATCTTTAGCTTGATTTAATCTTGCGCTATCTATCGTATAAGTATTATCATCTGGGTCAGCGTTGCTATCATCTGAGTGTCCGTAGTGAGACTGTACCATTACTGGGTCACCACCGACAAAGTAAGGCGGTATCGGTAAGTTATGCTCTCTAAACCACCAACATAAGTGAATAAATTTAGGTACCCGTTTTAATCTGTTATGTACTCTTAGAAATAAATTCATTTCTCTTATCCCTCACTCGTCTTATCATACCCTTTTTACTTCCCACAATACACTCAAATTCTAAATTGCACCAAGCATTACAGACTTCAGGCGTAGGATAAACAGCACAATGATATGGCTTATCTCGCCTGTCATTGCCAAGATGCAATCGACACTCCCCTTTATCCCGTAACAACATCGCACAATTACCGCAACAATACAATCTGGATTCCCGAGGACAAGTATCACATCCTTTAACTTTAATCCAGACATCACCCTCCTCATAGACATTTAAGAAAGCTATCGGAGTCGGGTCCTCACAACTTAATACTACTGCTTTCTCTTTGGTTATCATTATTCCTCCTATCCGCTATAAGCACTTACAACTTCATCCCAAAGCTCTTGCTTGTCGTCCAATAGCTCGGGATTCTCAGTTTCAAGCCGTGATATCTCGATATCACAATTAGCTTCGTAATTAGTTTTACCTAATTGCTGTGCCCGGTACTTTTCGTGTAACCATTTTTGATAATAAGCTACTGTTTCTGGACTTGCCATAATCTACCTCCTAATATCTACTAAAACCTACTAATTTAGTATTCAGCCCTAAAATAAAACAAGGAGTCCACCAGTTTCCTGATAGACTCCTTAAACCAAATCCAAATGCCCCAAAAATATAAAAAACGGCTCGATGCATAACTGTCCTCCTTACGCACTTAGCCGTTTAATTCAGCTTCTCACAGGGCGTTCCCAAAATACCATATAGGTTACTTGGTTGCCTTTCCGCTGTCAGAATCAAACGATAATAATTAAGCTGCCATTATTGTTTCCTTACTATAATCACAACGGGCAATCCCGTTTCTTCGGTTAATTTCCACGCTACACTCATTATTCTATCACTAATAGCGGGGTCAGTCAAATGTAAAGTGGCTGCTACACCTTTCGGTGGTTTCTTGCCTTTACCGAAGATTTCTGACATCTTCACTCTATCTTCTACTCTTACACTTAATACTTCTGGTTGGTCGCCACTCATGGATACATCCTCCCTTGTTCATCAATATGCTTACAGAAGATAGAAGTATCACAAATAAAAGGATATTTCTTCTTCTGATGCTCGGGCCATCCTGCCCTCTCTAAATACTTACCTGACATCACTCTATCACACCAGAAAATATCTTCTGTTCCTGTCTTTGACTGGTATCTCTGCTGTTCTGGGTCAAACCAAGCGTGCCGAGGAGTCTCAAATACTCTCCTTACCACTACTGGCCCTGCCAGAGTATTCAATGTATAAACCTCTGACTCCTGATACATAAGCTTAATGATACTGCCGTGAATTAAAGTACAGCCCATCGGAATAGCATCTACTTCAACCTTATCCCCCATTTCCCAATCGTCATAGAAAGAATTACCTCTACCCCTAAATAACAATGGCTCTGGATGGCTACCCTTACAGTAATAAAGTCCGCTCATCACAGGAGTATCTTTCTTCCTCATATATTCAGTAAGTTTGATGAATGTATCGGGTGGTAAGCAAACATCGTGGTCTAAAAAGAATAACCACTCGTGGCCTTGCGACATAAAATACTCAACACATACATTTCTTGCATCAGCGACAGCGTGGCCTAATGGCGAATACTGGCTGAAATATTGGAACATATCACTATGACTCCAATTTACTGGGATTACCTGACCAAAACGGGCCATCATCCACTCTATTCTCACTAAACCCGTAGCCGGTACTGCGATAAGGATTCTTTTCTTCCAATCACCCCAATCGGCTGCCTTCGGGGCCTGCATATCTAATTTGGCTGTGGCTTCTTTATTCATCTTTACCCTCCTCTTTTTCTTCTGACTTATCTGGCTCTTTTGGAGTAATTTGAGGAGTCTTAATCTTCTCGGCTTCTTCCTCCGTCATCTTAGATAAAATTACTTCCATATTCCCATTTTCCCACCAAGCATTTCTTTCAATCCTCCAAGGTTTAGGCCTATAAATTGAATATAAGAATTGAGTAGGGTCAAAATAAGCCCAAGTAGCCTCATTACAAGGATTACAATGAGTAGGGTCTTGATAAAATCCGAAACTCCTGCCGTAAGGTGCTGATATCAATAGTTGTCCGTTTGGCTTTAATAGCCTCCACCACTCGTTCATCACATCTACAAAGTTCTTCGGGCAAATATGCTCGACTAAGTGGCTCGCTAATATCTGAATACAACACTCATCGGGTAAAGGATAAGGCACAAGCTCAACATCGTGGACTATCTCTACATTAGGTAATGGCCTGATATCTAACCCGATATAGCCTTCCTGCTTGTTAGAGCCACAGCCCATATCTAATTTTATGCCTTTATTTTCTTCGATTAGTTTGAGTAAATCTTGAGGTTTTGAGTAGTAGTCTTTTGCTTCAGGACAGTTACATTTGGTCATTTGGTTTTCCTCCTTTTGAACCTTAGCCTGTGGAGTTACCCACAGGCTAAAGCGTTATTTTAACTTAGCTGAAACGCAACTGATAAGTCGCATTTACATTCTGGTTTGAAGCCCATTGGCTTGTCGCATAGGTAGTACCACAAAGAATAGTACCGCCTGAAGTAGTATTTGCCAATGCTACATTCTTAATGGTGCAAGTATCGCCCATATCTGAACCTGCAAATTGGCAAGTACATTGTAAAGTTTTGGAAGCTACTGCTGAGTTAGAGGTAGTAACTCTATCCCCAGTCTCGCCCTCCAAAGAAGTAGCGGCTGCACCTGGCTCGGTACCAGTACCGAGTGCCATAGCACTAACCTGTTTGCTACCTGCAACAGCTCCGACACTACCAACAATGTAATCTTGGAAACCAAGATTAACAACTTGGTTACGCATCCAACCGCTGTCACCGACTACTCTGCCAGTCTCGGCATCTGTAATCTGCAGGCGCATAAACCCTTTAACTTTTACCATGTCTCCGTGCTTCATTATTCATGCCCTCCTGATTTTAGGCCCGAAGAAACTCACTAATACTATTATATCATAATAGTAATTAACTTGCTAACTTCTTTTTAACCGTTATCGATATGTCTTTAGTAGATAATCTGGTTGAACCATCTGTCAAAACAATAGCTCCTATGAAGTTACCGGGTGAGTCAAAATCACCCAACTGTACTGTGTATTTACAGGTACCCGCATTAGCGTCAACGATAGTACAGTCAGCATTAAGCTCATTTCTATAAGTGTCTGCGTGTGCTATCTGTAATTTTACTGTGTAGCCTGTTAATACTTGAGGAGTCTCACCATCGCTTTGATAGACGGTAAAGTTAATATCATATCCATAATCTCCTGCTCTAATATCCATCTTAATCCTCCACTATTACATCAACATCGTGACTTTCTTTGTTTAATTCTGCTGTTACTACTTCTGGAAGAAGGGTAACAGGTATATCTAAGTTCTGCATTTCAAATGTAGCATCAGGCATTTTCACCCTCCTTGTTTGTAATTAAATCTTCCACCATCTTTTGTCGCCTACGCTCATTTTCCATCAGCGTTCCATTTATAAAATCGTAAGTATATTTTGAGTGAAGTAACATTATATCTTTTCTATTTAACGCCTTATCCTTATCATCTAAAATTTTTGTAGCAAAGAGTAAATCCGTATCAGAACAATAAGCCGTTTTCCACCTTGACCACTCAAATCTACACCACCACTCTATCTTAGGATTAAACGGGAATCTCCCGTCAAATAATCCTACCTCATTAAATACTGCCCTGCGTATCAGAGTAAAGCATAAACCCGAGAACATATATTTTCCGTAAGGCGGTACTATCTTTGTCGCCTCTAACTTAGCTTCAATTACACCTATCTTATTATCGATAGTATAATTCCACATCTTGTCAAGCCACATCCTATCTCTAATTAGGATATGAGGGTCAACTATCAGTACCCAAGGATAACGGCCTGCCCGTATTCCCTGATTCAATGCTACTGCATTTCCTAAATTCCTATCATTAAGAATACAATGCTCGGCTTTCTCGGTTATCCAATTACGGGAAGCATCTTCAGAATTATTATCAACAATAATCAAGTTATAAGTGCCGTCAATGTTTTCTCTAATAGCTGCTACGCAGGCCTGTAAATAACTATCATTATTCCTATTGACAATAATAATATCGATAGCTTCCGCTACTCCCATTATATCACCCTTTTACAAAAGCTCCCATCCCCATTTTCTCACCCAACTTTTTATATTCTGGCCTGATACTCCTAAATATATTCATAGCATCAGTTACTTCTTTATTGGGATAATCGTGTAATACAATTATTCCTCCCTTAACCAACACTTGAGAATACTTAAGTATATCCAGTAAACATCCGTGAGTACAGTGGTCACCGTCAATAAATATAAATGATGTCTTGCCTATTGTCACAGTAGGAACATCATCACTATATCCTTGAAAAAAGACTACCTTCTTATCACCACAGAATTTCTTAATATTAACTTTAGTTTCATCAAGAAAGTCTGCTCCGAATTTCATATCCCTTAAAGTAAATGATTCTTTATAAGGCCTTTCCTCACCTGCACCCGAACCAGTCTGACAACCGTATTTAAAAGTATCACATAAGCATAATGTACCAGTAATATTATATTTCTGCATACCCAGTAAGGTAGTACAAGCTGACTTTCCTCTGTGAGTTCCTACCTCTATTAAGTTTTTATCCTTATGCTCCTCGGGTATCTTCCCCACCATTTCCATCAGGAACTCTAACTCCTCAATAAGACAATGACCTTTAACATTTTTTACATCTTCAAATTTCATTTCTTTATTATAGCTCCTATCCCGCAAGGATGTACCTCACCAAAATAAGTAGCATATCCCTTATGCTCCTTCATAGCGAGTACTTCCCTCCAAGCTTGACCGACCTCTGGCCCTATTATATCGTGGAAGATTATCAGCCCGTCTGTTTTAACCAATTCTTTATAATTATTATAATCGTTCATTACATACTTATATCTATGGTCGCCATCTATAAAGAAAAAATCAAATTTACTTGCTCCAATTATTCCTTTTACTTCCCTAATCGTATCTGTCTTTTGTGAATCACCAATAATAAGATGAACTCTCTTATCATCCTTATATTGTTCTCGCAATCCCTCAATATATCCCCTCTCGCCTGAATCTACTCCGACTAATAGGCCCTCCCTCTTATCTAATAGCTCATGCCAGAACCTAAATGTACCACCCCGAAATACTCCTATCTCTAACCCTCTAACTATATTACCTCTATGAGCCTTAATAAAATTTAGTAAATGCCAGAGTTCGTGTACGTGCTGTGATGGGCCGAATTCCTGATGAGCGAATAAATCATTAAACTTTTCCTTAGTTAGCTCTTGCTTCACATTCCATTGTCTTAATATCCTATTATTTATCAGAGAAAAATACCTGCTATCAAAACTTTTCCTCTCGGGAAAAACTATCACCGGCTCTTTGGTATTGTAAAAGATAACCATATTTTGCATATACCACCAACACTTATTACGGATATCCGTTTCCTTATCCCAAAAGTATGGCCTGATATCATATAATTTATATCCGAACTTCCCGAATATCTTAATCCAATAACTAAGATACTGCTCGTTAATATGGCCTCTCCCGCCCTGATAAGGTATGGCTGATGAAAACAATATCGTATTACTTAACTCTGTTAAGCCTTGCACAAATGATTCTGCCTTCTCAGGCGGTAAATGCTCTGCTACTTCTAAACAGAGAGCTAAATCGTACTTATCATGATTATCATATCTCAATGGCTCGTTTAAATCTCTAACCACGAATTTATCTTGAGGTATTCTTAATTTATCAACCGGTACCCAAGAGCCATCAACTCCAACATAATCCTCTATCCCGTAAGTCTCAAAGACACGAAGCCAGTCACCCAGACCGCACCCTACATCTATTACTGAGCTGATAGGATACATCCTATCAAGAATAATAGGCACGGCCTCCTTTGCGAACTCTCTTGTAGTATCGCCGAATAAATCCCAATCTTTTTGTTCGTAATCACTCATACTCTGGTAAATTCTTTCCTGTCCTTTTCTCAAATAATGCTCGGTCAGCATCAATTACTTTCTTTCTGTTTTCCTTCTCTGAACCAAACAATGTAGTACCACCCCACATATGAACACACTTAGCTGAATCAACTTGAAGGCAGTTTAGATTTGTTTTCTCGAGTAGTCGGTCAGTAAATAAAGTATCATCAAAGAACATTTTAAAGCCCTCATCAAATAATCCTACTGCCTCAAAGCACTCCTTCCTGATTAAAGCAAAGCATAAGCCCGTCTTAAACCCGCCTTGGTCATGGTAAAAAGAATAAACTTTAGCATAGAATATACCTACCGTCCTATTGGCTATCATATGATTCCACATTCTTTCTAATGCTCCGTTCTTGGTGATAAATACATCACTATCAAACAGAAATACATTATCATAATTACCGCCATTTAACTCTTTTGCTTTTAATACTATCTGATTTCTGGCAGCAGCTATTCCTTTATTTTCCTTATTCTCAATCAATATATCATCCTCGCCTAATTCCTGCTTTAATAGCTGTACAGTGCCATCGGTTGAGCCATTATCAACTGCTATCACAGTCTTTTTTGTTTTACAAGATTGATTGAGGAAAAAGAAGAAAGGCCTAACTAATTCTGCATTATTACAAAATAATACGCCTACATTTAACTTCATTGTTCCTCCTTCATACAGCAGGGGTGAACCCTGACGCCCTTTAATTCTGTTTTACAATTACAAGCTTTGAATATCTCTATCAATTCAACCTGAACCCTCTTATCCAATTTGTAAAATACATCCCAGAATACACTATCATTTACAAAGTGTTGCTTAAATGAATCAATATAGATTTTATGCTCGGGGTCTTTACATAATACTTCCCATCTACCCTTTATCCGTGAGTGGCCTAAATGTAGGCCGTGATATCTAAAAAAACTGTGCTGTGGATATTGAAGTCCTGCCAGAGATATCAGAACCCAAAGTGCGTGCTGATTATCTGGTCGCTTCCAAACCTCATTATTGAACTCGGGAGGCATACCATCCTTTAGTATCTCTGAGTATTTAGTCATTACGGGGAGCATCAACCTCAAATAGGGTTCTACCATGAAGAAATGTAAGCCCGTCATCCGATGGCCTCTGGTATCTGGCGGGTCTATCTTATCTGTATTTGAATAAGAAGTCTTATATCTTTTACAAACTCTCATATGCTGAGTAAATATATCCTCTTTCTCGGGAGTAAAGAGAATATCTATATCACCGATATAAACACACTTATATTGAAGAAATATCTCTGGTGAATAAACCCAACGCAAAGTCTTGATAACATTACTATCAACTGGATAATCTGCGAACACTCCCTCTTTAATTGTTACCTTATCTTTCGGGCATCCGATAACCTTTAATACTTCTCTATTAAGAGTTTTTAATTCTTCCGACAACGAGCCTTTTACTAATATCAGATAGTCATATTCAGGATAGGAGCTTAAAGCACAATAAAGAAAGATAGGAATATACTGCTGATAATACTCTCCCATCACAAACATTGTTACCAATAAATTCTTCTGGTTTAGCATATTCATCTATTTATTTGCTCAAACTCCATTACTATTAAATCTAATGCTCCCTGCCTTAATATAGAGTGATGCCTGATACCCCACAAATGCATCTTCAATTTCTGATAGTCATCGCCTACTGGTAATGATACAACTATTCTACCATCTGGCTTACATACCCGCTCAAGCTCTTTTAAGCCTTCAGCCATTGATGGAATATGCTCGAGGACTTCACCGCACATTACAGTATCAAATGAATTATCTGGGAAGGGTAGCTTTCTGACATCGGCATATTGAGCCCTGATGCCTTTCTTCTTCATCCTCTCTATCCGTATTTTAGAAACCTCGGTTGCCGTTACTGTATATCCTCTTTTCTGAAGTACCTCGACACAATAGCCATCACCGGCTCCCACCTCAAGTACAGTCTGGCCTTTAACTCTTGACATCATAGTTTCAATTCTATCGTATTGCCAAGGACTGGCTTTATAATGCTTTTCGTCAAGCACTAATTCAAGAGCAAACTTTTCATTAACATCTGACTTATCATATCTGGGAATTTTCTCCATAGGTTTTTGCTTAAGAGCCTTTTGAATAGCTTTATAAACTATATCTGGAGTAATGCTATTCATACAAGGAACGGGGTAAGGCTTTCCCTTCGGACACTCCCTCCACCACATATCAGTAGTCCACCAACAATCTTTACAATCAGTTGTCGGCTCTACATTAACATTACATTCATATTCAAAGAATAGTCTTGAAGTAGGCCCAAACAAAACAACACTCCTTGTCGCCATCGCTCGAGCAATATGTACTAATCCTCCCTCGGAATCAATATGCAATTTAGCTCTGGCCAGAAATGCGGCCGTCTGCTTAATAGTACTTCTTCCTGCCATATTTATAGCACCCTCTATTGGTTCTTCACAGGAAGCACCTAACTGTATTACCTTTATTCCGTCTTTCTTTAATTTAGATACTAATTTTGTCCAATGCTCTGCTGACCAACACTTAGTCTGCCTGCTGACATCTGCTCCATTGTGTATTGTAATATAATTATCACCCTCAAGGAGAGCGAGCATATCATAATCTCGGTCTTTCATATTGATAAACATATCATCTGGACTACCTACCAGATTAGCTGATAAGAGCATCAAATCATACTCATTTAATTTAAATGTCTTGGGTATCTCGTTATTAGTGTAAGGAAAAGTATCATATAGGTCTTGATATTGCTTAAAAATATCATCTGTTATCTGCTTATCTTTGGCAAATGCCTTGTGGTCTTTATAATATACCTTAGTCATATACCGATTATCATAAACAATATCATAATCTTTGGTTAATATTGAGCGTTCAACAAAAGTAGCCCAAACTTTATTACCCACCTGAACCACTCTATTTACGTCAGGATGGCCTGAAATAATATCAGCACCACTCTTATCCCTGATATATAAAGTTATAAAAGACTTTGGATATTTTCTCTTAATAGCAGTAGCCAAACCTGCGAGAATAAGCGAGTCACCGATACCGCCTAATCTTATCGCAGCTATTTTAAGATAGCCCTCGGGTGCGTGAAGTACTGGAGCAATAGATTCTGCTGTGTCCTTGTCAAGTTTATCTGGGAGTGGTAAGGGTGAAAGTGGAGTAACTTCTTCTGCTACTTTAGCGGTATGTACTAAATAATAAGCGAGATTATAATCTACATTATATTCTTTACCCGCTTCAAAATTTCTGTCACCGCATCCGTAGCTTCCAGTTTTATTTTTGAGTCTTATTTTTGGCATATTGGATTTTAGTAATCAGGGAGTAGGAGAAGCTTGGCAACTCCTACTCCCCGATAATTTCTAATTAAGCACTATGTTTAACATTAGTAGCCTTAACTGCTGCTGTTTCTTCTTCAAGTTTAACATCGGCTCTTAATGTCATAGTAACCTCTATAATTCTCTTGCGTGGTTGACGCTGGAATTCATACGTAATATCCCTGTGAATACCGAACACGATATTCTTAGGATTGATTAGAAGGGCCTTACTACCATTAGTAGTACCAGTACCTTCAGTAATGGTTTCAGTAACGATGCCCGGCACCTTAACTACTGGAATACCATTATAGGCAGGCTGTTTAGCTTCAATGAGGTAACGAACAAAAGCTTCGTTAACACCCTTATCTGCCAAGGCCTTAACATAATCTAATCTTGATAAATGAGATACATAGAATCTCATCTTTGACTCATCGACATCGATGTACTTACTTGGCATCTTTTTCAAGATTTTGTTTAGTACTGTGTCACTCATTGTAGCTGCAAGAGCATCATAAGTGTAAGTACTAATTTGCTTAAAGACACCATCAAAGATGTCTAAATAAGTGCCTGTAGCACCTGCTGAATCACCATTAAGAATTAGCTTATCCAACTCAAAAGCTACCTCTTTATTGGTTAAATTAAGGATGGTCTGGAATAGGCCATCGCCTTCTATATTATCTTCAAGTGCGTCATAACCTAAGTCAATCGCACAGATAATCTCTTGTGCATCCAAAGTAACTTTGGATGTGGTTGGTTTTGAAGTGGTTGTCGGCACAACGCCAACAGCGTTTGGAATTTGTAAGATATCACTTGCATAAGTGATTTTATCTATTTGTCTTTTGTTTGCCTTCATTGGCTCTCTACGACACTCTGGCAGTATTATCGAATTGTCTATGACACCCTGAACAAACTTCGCAGCTTGGTCTGGATTCAATAGACCACCAGTTAAGTCGGAGGTTGTGAAGGCTTTTTCTAAAATTTGGTCAATTGTCAATCTATTTTCCATTTCTCAATTCCTCCTTGTTCTCAAAAAATTATGCCTTCGACTAATTAGCCTCTAACAGCTTTGCCGAACGGGTCTTTCTTAACCTTGTCTGTTGACTCCTCCTCGCCTTCAATAGAGGTTCTCACCCCGTACTTCTTGCCAAGAGCATCAATGATTTTCTTGAAATGACCTGTTATGGTCTCGAGGTTAGCAAATCTCTTTTCGAGTGCTTCCTCTTTCTCTTTCTTTTGGGCTTCGATTTCCTCGGCTTCCTTCTTTTGCTTTTCAGCAAGTTCGGCTGCTTCGGCTTCCTCTGCCTTTTTCTTTTCGGCTAACTCGGCTTCTTGAGCTTCTTGCTCCTCCTTAGCCTTTTTCTCAGATTCAATCTTTTCAGCTTCAATCTGAGCTTTTTCTTCCTCTGTCAATAATAGTTTGTGTTCTTTCAGAGTTGTCTCAATTAAATTTTGTTTTTGTGTGATTACTTCGACAGAGGCAGATATTGTCTGAAGTTGCTCTAAAATTTTTTCCAATTCCATCGTACTTGCCTCCTGTTTACTTTTAGAATATCTTGCTTCAGCTTCTTCCGTCATCTCTGATAGCAAGGTGATAGCTTCTTTTAACTTTTGCAGGCGACTGCGGGATATAATTCTGCCTGCTTTTTCAACCTGAAACTCCCGCTTATTTGCGATTACCTCATCAACATTATCAACGATAAACTCTTGGAATTTATTGCTGATACCAGAGATAACCTTATCTGGCTCTTTCAAACGATTATAGCTCGTCATCACGTAAGCCATAGCCGCCTTCATATACGAAAATGATTCATAGATAGCAGCAACGCTCAAGCCTCGGGCAAAAGGCTTCATTATTTCTTCTTTAGTGAGTTTCTGTTCTTCGGCATCTTCCTGCTTCTCTATTGACATCTTCGATAGTACATCTATCAATATGGATTCAAATTCACCAAAAGATGATTTTAAATCCTTAATAGAAATCGTTTCGTATAGGGCATCCCATACTTTTTCTTCTAAAACTTCTACTGCAGCTTGAGTGGCTTTATAAAGAAAAGCCTCCTTAAAGCTGAAGGTAACAAGTTCTTTCTCGTAGTATTGTTCGACTACTTGGTATTTTTCAATATGTTCTGGAAGTAATTTATCAATTACTTCATCGTTTCGCCTCTTGAAGATAACCATCTGAGCATCAGGCACACAAGGCCTGTCAACAATAGCTATCCTATCAACTTTTGAAGCGTGTAATCTGTGTTTTGCTTTAGGTTTGGACATTACTCCTACCTCCTAAAAGGTTACTCGTCCTCAATCGGTGTCCTCACACCTGATATGCGAACAGAGAAGGCTTTATATTCTCCCGAGAGTACTTTATCCCATACCTCGGTATCATGGATTTTTATTGCTCCGAACCAAGTGCCTTTTTCTAATTCAGTACCATAATAATTTAAGCCATCTTCCCAAGCAATAGATGATTCTACTATCTCGGCCTTAATTATATTTTTGTGCATTTCATCAATAGTGCGATACTCAACAAGGAATTCGTGGGCTACCTTTTCGATATCATCTACTGATATAACATCACCATCGTGGTCTGGCTTTTCTGGTACCAAAAATACACCATAAACTATTTGCTTCTGCTTGTCAATCTTTAGAAGTGACATTTCAGATATTTTTTCTTTAGGCTTAATTCCCATAGTGAACTCCTCTATTTCTTTTGTCAGTACGAATTCACCCGACTCCTGACTTATATCAAACTTTTCAGTAGTACCTTCATCACCTTTATAAGTAGCCACTACTCCCAAGATAAAAGGCTCTTGGTCTACTTCTAATGGCTCAATCTTTTCAAGGGATTTAGTATGCTCTGATACCCACGCTTTTGCCTTCTCCATAGTCCATCCTTTAGATTTGGCAAATAAGTAGGTAATTATTTTCTTGTCATCAACACAATAAAGGCCTTTTATACCTTTTTCTTTTGAAACGATGATAGTGCGGATTTTATGGTTTGAATGTTTACCTTCTTCACCGCTTACAGGTACTCGAATATTTTTGTCATTTTGTTCTGGCATTTTAATCTCCGATATTCTATTATATCATACAATATTATAAACGGTAAAACACTTTTTATTCACCCGTCCAAGCTTCCGACTCCTGAATCTCCCGAGAAACAATTGGTACTTCTGAACACCTGCAACTAATGACTTCGCTTGCAGGAGCATTACCATCCATCGGATACATCATAGCAATACCCATTACATCAAAAGGTTCGTTAATGCCTACTATCTGCCCATCTGCATATTCGTGTGATGGCCTTGTCCTTTCATCTACCAATGCCATCCATTGTTTAGCATTAACTCCGTTTTTTGAATAAGTTTTGTGAGCCACAATAGATTGTGCTACTCCTGTTTCCGTTCTTGCTATCGTCATAGCCCGACCTTTATAAGTATCATCAAATAGGCCGTTAATACGCTTTTTGACTTCATAGGGCGATAATCCCTGCTCCATATAACTTTGATAGAGTATTTCTCGGAATCTATTTAAAGTATTCTGCGAAATACTCCCAGTTATCCTTGCTCCTCTATTTGCTAATTCTCGGAGTAGGTCTGCGTTCTTCAGATGAAATGCCATATTAACACCAAGAGTATTTAGGGCCTGATTACCGCCAAGATTACCTGCCTTCTCATTCCAGTACATCATTACTTCTTCTATCTGCTCTGGTTTTACATCCCTTTCCCATCCTTGAATAAATCTATCTATCATTTCCCTTTCTTTCTTAGATAGCTTTTTCTTTTCATAATTCTGTGGGTTCTGGGAACGAGCATAAGCATCTAATCTTTCAAGAACTTTTTTCTTTTCAAAGAACTTTAATAAAGCTTTACCCTGTCGTCTGAACTCTTTATATACTGCTTTGTAATAGCCCGAGATTATTTTCTTAGCTGCTACTGTATCTCGATTACCCGAGCCTATTCTTCTTTTAGCTCGAATAACATACTTCTTAACACTTTTACTCTGCGTCCTCGGGATTATCACTTGGCTGTGGCTCGGGTTCAGGTTCTTCTTCTTTACTTTCGTCAATGTATCTGTCTTTTTCATCTATTGCTCCAACGGGAGTTGAAGTTGACGGTACATAAAATACATCGCCACCTTCGTAAGGGTCTAACCCTAATTCCCTTCGAGCCTCATTAGGAGTTAATACCCCGCTCTTAACATATCTATCTAAAATTTCTGCTTGCTGTTTCTCATCATTGATATTGATATCTTCAAAGCTGAAAGTCCATCCTGTAATCTCTAAACCTCTCTTGATGATTAACTCATTGATAACCCAAGCAAAATCAGCCTGTCTGGGATTGATTACTGAATCAAGATATATCCTGTCTGACTCTGAAGCAACATTACCGCCTAACTGGCCTTGCTCAACAATACCTACACGATAAGGCGGTACCTTATGAGCAGCCAAGACAGACTCTCGATTCATTTTCTTATATACCTTGAAACTGGCCTCTTTAGTATCTACATTTAACTTTTCAAACTTTAGTGTGGCGTTCTTAGGCGAGGATAGTACCAGAGTCTTATGGTTACTATTCTTTAGGGTTACTTCAAAATACCTTTCTATTTCTTCGATGACATCATTATTCAAAGTAGCACCTTCAACAATAATAGCATAAGCAGGTACTCCAAAGTTGGTGAAGAAGTCTATATTGTATTCTGTTTCCTTCATATCACCGAACATATTGTAAAGTGAGGGCAACCACTCAGGCAAGCCATAAACAGCTGACATCCAAGTATATTTGTTTATGACGATTACTTCATTAGCAGCTTTGTCTGGGTCAACACGCTTTACAAAGTTACCGGTCTCACGATTAAGTATCTGCTCCTCTCCAAACTTCTTAAAATAAACATACTTATCGCCTACCTTTTGAAGAAGCTTCTTCTTATCCTTATGCCACCGCATAGTTGTAGCATTGATATGAAATAATGCAGAAACAAGCCCATCAGGCCCTCTGGCAACCTCAATATAGCCATTACCGCATCCTTCATAATCAAGAAATACTTTGTGAAGCACCATCAAAAGACTTTCATCTGGATTAACGAGGTTGAAGAATTCTATTAACCTATCATAATTTGTATCATCAGTAGCTTGTGTTTCTTCATTTTCTTCTGCTAAGTCCTCATCCATTTCCAGATTATACCCGATACCGACAGAATCTTGAGCTTTAACACGAACACAAGAATTATGAATTACATTTGCGTTCATCCAAGCCATCAACTTTGTCAAATCGTAAGGAGGCTCGATTATGCTTGGTCGCCAAGCATCACCCGCCGTTGATACGCTTTTTGATTGAAGCGATGTTTCGTATGATTTAAGAGTTTCAGCAGTAACTACTTTACCTCTATCAGTAACAACTGCTTGAATCCCTTTTTCTGCACCCACTATTCTGCTAATCTTTTTTCTACTCATATCGCACCTCGTATTATATTATACTACCATTGCCCTTAACTGACCACTATATTCTTGATTCTCTATTATGTTATGAACAACTCCACAAACAGCATCGCAAACATCCTTCGAGCCTTTCGGTGGATGGTCAACCTTCTTACCTTCTATCTCCTCTAACCGCATAGCTTCCTGAACATACACTTCCGATGCAGTTGGATTATCTGGGTCATTAACATTTTTTACATAATAGTAATCTATCCTCTTTTCATTAACAGCTGCCTTCCAGTTATTGTAAGGCAACATCGTTCTATCTACTGATAAATACTCTGCATTATATCCTTTCTTCTGAAGTAACTGCATAGAATCCGTACTCTGAAAGCCATCGAAGGTTATTAGATTTATTTTAAATCCTCTCTGGGTAAGTGCGTAAATATACTCCCTTACCTTTGCTATCTGGACTGGTGCTTCCTTACTGCCCTGCATACGGAGCATAAGGTCTATGAATACGATAGCACTTCCTTCTTCGGTGTAACCTGCATTATGGCCCATTGCGAACCCGCAGGCATCACCCGAGATAGCAAGGTCAATATGTATCGAGTGAAAAGCATCCCTATCTATCGGTCTGAACCAATCCTTAAACCTTCCCATACTATCTACTGGTTCTTCTTTCCGTAGCTGATTATGACTCTCAAGCATTATTCGAGGATTTTCCAAGAAAGCTTGTATTGTTCCTGATGGATGTGCGCCAAAATCTCTAAACGCTTTCGTGACATTAGCTCTAAAGGCCTTCCACAAGAAAGGCACTCGAGGTATTTTGACTATCTCTGTCATATCGGCAGGAGGCCCGTCAAGTATTTTCCTCTCTACTCTATCAACATAAAAAAACTCACCCGACCAGTCTGAATACTTAGCATCCCAAAGTGTTCTTCGTCTTGAATATACTCTTGAATCAGGCTCATCGCCTTCGTGTAGCTTCTTTTCAAGAAAATCATTTTCATATAAAGGTGAACCTGCAAGGATAAGTGCGCCCTTTTCCTCAAACCTTGAACCTAATCGTCTTTGGAGTGCGTGATAAATATCTTCTGCTTGGTCTGAGTTATCTGTGGTACGGTACGAGCCTGCCTCATCCATAATACCGACAACGATATTATATCCGACAGCAGTTCGCCAAGAAGATGAGCCGGGGATTATAAAGGTATTATTTTTAAATCTTAATTCAGATAAACAATTAGGGTCAGGTACTCTCGCATCAGGCCTATCCCAAGGCCGTTCTTGAAACCATTGACAAGAGTTAATCTTCGACATTATTTCTGAAAAGATAACTTTCTTTGCGTTCTTTTCAGAAATAGACATATTCATTATGGCTATTTTTGAAGATTTATCTACACCGAAATATTCTTGAGGACACCTTAAACAAAGTAAAAGGTGCTGAAAGTATGTGGCTATTATTGAAGTCTTAAAAGATTTTCCTGAACCGATACCCTCGCAGAAAGCAGCCTCATCGTAAAATCTATCCCAAGGATTATCGTCTTTAGTCTTAAAAAAATTAACGATATCCTCCATTACCGAAGCCCTGATGACTTTCGATAAATTAAGATACCGTTCACCCGTTATCCACTCTTTAATACCAACTGGAGCCCAACGCCAAACATCAGAATTAAGGCCCATACCTTCAAGGAGAGCAATGTTAAATCTCTCATCAGCAACCGTATCTTCAAATGTAACCTCATCCGAAGCCTTAACATCACCATCTTCAGGTATTTTATCTGGCTTTAATTCTTCTTCAACCTGCTCAATTAAGTTCTTTTCGTTCATAAGCTTTAACAGCCATCATCTTAGCTAACTTTCCAAATACCCGCTTACGAACTCCCATATCCGTTACTTCCTGCTTAACTACTGCTACCATATTAACCATAGTTTGCCGTAACTCTGTTATCTGGACTTCAACATCCACCCCACCTGACAAGATAACCTTAACGGCCTCATCACCCGTCAAGCCGAATTTATCCCAGACTTGCAGAGTCCTTGATACTTTATCATCTAACAATTTCAAACACATCATTTGTCTATCGTGTATTGATAGTACCACTTTAGCGGCCTCAACAGTACTACTCGGTATGGCGATATTCGTATTAGGATTAGCTTTTATCTGGTCCTCTAACCTTCTTACTATTGTCCTGAAAGTATTACCATCAGCTTCAAGCTTATGGTACTTATCCCAAAGAATTCTCGTCTGATGTTCTATCTGGATGAGTAAATCTACCATATGACCGAGAACCTTTTTATTTGCTTTCAAATCCTTTTTGATTTGAACAAGTAGCTTCTGGCGTGCTTCATTTATATCTTGGTAGATAGTTTTCTTTGCCAAGCCTAATTGGTCAGCTATTTCGCTGACACTCATCTTAACAGAAAAGTAGTACCGGGCAACCCGAGTTACCCGTGCTTCTTTCTTATCACTTACCATTTCCATCATATAAACAAGCTCACCCTTTGTTAAGTCAAAAGGTACTGTTATATGAATTTCTGGCTCAACCTGAATAGGTATATGTATATTCCACCTATCAATTTTAACATCTATCTGCTTCATTAACTCCTCGCTTCAAAGTCTTTACACCTTATCTGACATTGAACGGCTTTCTTTCTATGATTACATATCAGAATAATAGATGCTATTCCCATTTCACCAAAAGGAATAGGAGCTAATTGTGTATGCTTACAATCTAAATCACACAATTTTCCCGCTCCCTCTAATTCAAAATCTACACTTAAACAATGTTCCATTAGTAATCCTTCTTTCTCGGCTCGTAATCATCACACTTAATATTTTTCAGTACTAATTTCTTTTTCAGCTTACAATGTAAAGCAACGATGGTATGACAATCACCTGTCATTTCTGCCTTAGTCGGCTTCGAGTGCTTACAATTTAAATTACAGTAATCACCCGTATATGGCGTTTCTTTGTTTATCATTATATTTACTTAAATTCTCCAATTCAATCTTGTTCAATCCACTTTGCCACTTAATACAAAATAAATCCCATCCAAACTTTAATGCCGTAAAAAATAATTTAATATATCTCATAATCCATACTCCTCTATATAACTTAATTTGTCATCAACTAATACCAGTATTTGTAAATGCTCTTTCCATCCATCACCCCAAAAGGCCTTAGCAAAATCAAAGTCAAACAACATAGCAATATAAAGGCCGCAATCAAGAAGATAACTCATAATATATTGGTCAACATCCTCGTCAGCGTGAGAACACTCCCATCCATTATCGGTAGCTTTTTTAATAGCACACCTTAAAATCCTCTCCTGTCTTAGCCTGTCTAACATCAGTTACCCTTTTTACCTTCTAAGTCCTTCTCACTCAGCAGGTTCTAAACCCACCTGTGCTGATTCACTCACCCCTGCATCTTCCTTCGGTGTTTCTTCCTCTGGCGGTGGTTCGTGAGCACCCATTATACCTAATACATCCTGAGCCATTAGCAATAGGCACTTTCCTCTTTCTTCGTCTATGTCTACCTCGGGTGGAAGAAAAGCTTTCATCTTAGTCAAAGCACGGTCGATTACATCCCTATCCTCGGGATATATAGCAAAGCTTATGATAATAGGGTCTTTCATTTTAGGGAACTTTTCGGGGTCACCCGCATCGCTGAAAGGCGGTATTTCTGGGTTCTCTAACTCTGGAAGCTCCTCAAAGGACATATAGCTTTCTATCCGATTCCGTTTCATACCTGTTAAATCCTCTATATCCTCAATAAGCATACCATCTTCAAGGGCTAATCTCAATGCTTGGCCCATCTTGATAGCGTTTTCCTCACCATGCTGAAAATTATAAGCAACAGTTGATACTATTGCCTCTTTTCTGGTTAGTCCTTCACCGCTTGGCCCTTTCATCATAGCACAGAGTATTTCCTTTTCATCTGGGAATACTTCCATAAATGCCCTGAGTCTATGCTCGCCATCTACCAATACGTAAGGAGTATCTTGAGGGTCGCCTAATTCCTTATTAGTTACCCTTATTTTTAAGGGGTCTGTGAATCCTACACTCCTGATATGATTCACTAAGCCTTTGTATTTATCCTTCGCCATTTCTTGCGGGTTATAATCATTTGGCGATAGGTCAACAATTTTGATTTTCTTTAAATCTGGTTCTGGTAATCCCATTATTCATCCTCCTTATTTCTCGGTTATCTTAATTACCGCTACTGGACACTTATTATCCTTGTCATACTTTACTTTCGGCTTTACCTGTGCCCTGACACATCCTACTAAAGCTACAATTATCGCCCATATCAAAATAAACTTTCTCATAATACCCTCCTTATGCCTTACTAAAGGTCATCCAGATTAAAGTACCAATGAGTATCATCTTGATTAAAATGTAGACCATATACAAGCAGGCAAGAGTCATCAAGACTTTAAATACTCTCCAACTCCACTTATTGTATCTATCCATACAATTCATTGTATCTCCCTATACAATTTTTGTATGTTACCCTACAATTTATTGTATTTTTAAATTTGTAAGGTAACTAACAGCAACCACAGCCACAACTACGAATACCCTTACTGCTTTCTTTCCAAGAAGCAAAATCTTGACACCCCTCTGGAGTCATCTTTGATATCTCCTCTCTTTGAGGCCCTGTAAGGTCTGTTACTTCACAACAAACCTTCATCTTTAAATCAGAGTGTCCTTTAATATATCCTGCTCCGAACGCAAAATAGAATTCAACTATCATTGCTATGATGAAAACAATTACTATTATCGCTATTACCATTACTCAACCTCCAACGACTTTCTTACTTCGGACTCTATTGCTTTGGCTAACTTATTTGGTGCATAATCTCCTGATAATCTTACTATCTGTTTATTAGGATAGGGATGAGTAAATTCATAAGCTGTTAACGATACCTCTTTGATTATCTTTTCTATCTGTTCTACACTTAACAACCTCTTGGCGATTTCGGATTTGTAAAACTCTTTTAACAAATCTTCGCTTTCCATTACTCAACCTCCTGTACTACTCCCGTTAAATTCTCTTTACCGAAATAATCCTTTCTATTTCCACAAACACCTTTCTTTGCTACATCAGGCATATTCTTTATTATACCGCATTGATGGCAATCGTGATTACATCCTGAAGTTTCCTCTGCCTTCCTTGCCTTCTCATATTCAGACCAGAAGTACTCTTTATCTGTTCCGATATCAATTATATCCCAAGGAAGTGGGTCATCATATTTTAATTCTCTTAGCGTATCATCAATATTATACCCGTGCTTCAACTGCATATAAGTCTTAACGCCAGTCCACAGCTTAGAATTTGACTCACCCCAATCCTGCTGTGAATATATGTTATATTTAATAATAGTCTTTATCATAGGAACGCAGAACCTACGGTCTGACCTATCGAGTAATGCTTCCAACTTACGGCCTGCCGGTGAACCTTTAACATTTCGCCATCCTTTTACCACATCCTTTTTCAGCTTCTCATCCCAAACTACATAAGAGCCATCATTGAATTTATCGTTATATATCCTCACAAAATCAGCCATCCAAGGACTCTCTTTATACTCGCACCATTGAAAGGGAGTATGAGGTTTTGGAATAAACGGATTAACGGATAACTCAATAGAGGACATAGGCCTTATTTCTCGGCTTACCTTCCACATTTCATCCATTAGATTATGCAGGTCTATTACATCTTGCTGAGTCTCAAACGGCAACCCAACCATACACATTACTTTCGTTCTGATAATGCCCTCTCGAATAGCCATTTTAAAAGCATCCCAGAACACCTTACTACCTAAATGCTTATTAACTACCCTCCTCATCCGAGGATTAGCTGCTTCAAGAGCAAAACAAACTGAACGCTTACGCCTATGCTCATTCCAAGTCCTCTCGAATTGGTCTATCCGCTCTGAATACCCGTCATACTGAATACCCAAGCTGATAGCATAATCTCTGGCCTCATTGTATCTTGAATAGTCGGTAGGTGTCAGGCCCATCATCCTTACTGTACCCATATCTTGACGAGATTTAATAGCATCTAACACGCCTTGAAAGTTTCGTTCTCTATATGGTTTATACCAATTAAAAGGCGCACAGAAGCGACAACCGTGAACACATCCCCTTGTTACCTCGACATCCTTTGTCAAATATAATCTGTTTCGGGCAACATTTTTATTATAATCGGTAATAGTATAATTATATTTAGGGTCAGAGATATCAACCTTCTGAAACTGAACCCTATCTGGCGCACCTTCCCAAAGTTTTTTCATCCCTGCATAGCGTTTAGTCTCGGGGTCAAAAATATTTTCATAGAATCGGGGTACATAGCAGCCGGGGATTTGTGCTATCGCCTTGAGGATTTCTAATTTCTTCTTGCCCTCTTTCCTCATATCCCGAATTGTCCTGACGATAGCGGGCGCACCATCCTCACCTTCACCGATAAACATTACATCAAAAATTGGTGCAAGTCCTTCTGGTGCAGTATTTAACACTCCTCCTGCGACAAGGATAGGCCATCTTTCATCCTCTCTTTGTTCTGCGAGGAAGGGAATTTTAGCATACTTGAGTATCTGAACAGCATTACAGACATTGGGAGTAAAGAACATACTCAATCCGAGGACATCAAATTCTCGGAGCGGTATCTTTGTTCCATATCCGAATAACGGTATGTTATTACTTGTTAATGCTTTTCTTACGGCAGGTTCGGGTAAGTAGCAATAGTCAACGCAGATATCTTCGATATGAGTTAAGACATTATGGATAATATGAACACCCATCATGCCTGCTCCCGTAAAGTAGGGAACGCAATGTACCAGAGCTACCTTAAAATCAGAGTCCTTACAGGGAGTATCAACATCGAACATCCCTTTAATAGCATCGTCAGTTCTATCACCTTGTAGTTTATGACCTTTAATTACATTTTTAAAAGCTCTTGCATCTATTCTCAAAACAACCCCTATTTAATTCGGGAGGCAGAACCCAAACAATTACACTATATCACAATATATTATAACAATCAAGAGAATTATTCTTCTTCTGAATCAGAATCACCTGCTCTACCAACTCTCTTGTCGTGTTCAGACTGAGCTGCATCGAGCTTCAAAGTAACCCTCTTTATCATTTCATTATATTGAGGCATTGGTACCTGCTGATTCCAGTATTTCATAAGAAACCTAAAATCTTCAGCTTCAACTTTAACATTCTCGGTTGAATCAGCTTCTATTGCTTGATTTAATGTATCTCTTAAAGCCCACAACCTTCTTTGCTCCCGCATTTCTAATCCCTTCTTCCTTTCCTGACATACAAGGAAGAAAGATTGCTCAACCAAATTCATAAATCCTTTTGCGGGTGTCATTTCTTTACCATCTTTTCCCTTACCAACTGCGCCCTGTAAGCCCTCTAAATCTATATTCATATCGAGATAAAAAGGCTCACTATCTAAGTTTTTCTTTTTCTTTGACATTTTTCCCTCCCATATCTAATAATTCTTTGTGAGGAGTTAAAACATTTTTAAGTTGAGATAAGAAGTCACCCGAAAATACAAGGCGATGCTTCCTAATCGTAACCCGCAACTCCTCGGCCTGATTTTTGTCATCAACTTTAGTTACAGCCCAACATCCTTTAACATACTTAATCCTATCATCTGGCCACGCTAAGCCATTTAAAGCGTCATTTACTCCTTTGATTAAATTATCCACATCTATCTTCCTGTGAGTACACAACTGAAAATAATAATAAACAAATACTGGCTCAGTAAAAGTATAACCACATTGTTCCCGATAAGTCATTGCCACTAAATCTTTCCAAGCATACCAATTTTCAACTATCGGTCTTTTCTTCCAGACATCGCTACGCACTAAACGAGGTTTTGACCTAAGTCTTTCAGTAATTATTCTGAAAGTGACCTGCGATGGATTCTTCTCCATCCCTCGATGAACTCCCAAATCTTTTTCTCCTCGCCTTGTAATTCTTCTGGGTTTAGCTTTCCGTCTTTTACTAACTGCCATACTCTTTCCACCTTCCTTGCCCTCTCAAAATAAGGCTTAAGATATGTATATTTGCATAAAAAAGCTGCGGGCCCAACCTGATGAATTTCTGAGTGGTGATGCCGACATAAGTTTATTCTATTCCAAGGCCCGTCACTACCGCCTGAACCTCGATGAACAATGTGGTGGCCCTGTCCATCACGCCTACGCCAACAACCCGTGATTGCACAAACAAGCCACTTACTCATAAACCAATCTTAACTATAAATTCTAATATTGATATAATGCCACTCCTCACTATTAACCTAACAAGCTCCTTTTCACCTAACCCTATCTCTTTACAATATCCTCTAACTAAATCAAAAGTAACGGCATCAGCACCATCGAGAGTGATATCTTTCATTATCACCATCTTTTTAAATCCATCCGCACCAGTCACAGGGTATTGCGTATTAAGATTTAAAACAGATTTAATTAGTTTCTCTAATTCGGTTTTATCCAACCCTTACCACTCCCCATAACTGCTCTTTCTTTTTGCCGTAATATACAGGTAACACTTTAAACTCTTTACCACTCCATAAAGTAGTTACATGACGAAATGCCTCTATTTTATATTCGAGATTAACCAGAGATAAATCCTCAATAAAGTAATATCCACCCACCTGAAGATGAGGTAATAAGTAACTCAAGCTAACCAACTGATGATGAAACCTATGGCTACCATCATCTATTATCACATCAAATCCAGTATCAAAAACATTACAAACTGATTCAAGAAATGGTATATCTTCCTGCCTTCCTATATGAACAAAAACTCTGGGCTCTGCATACTCCCTACACTTTTCACCTAAATCTATACCGTGAATAATACCTTTCGTAAAATATTCTTTCCAAATTTTTAGCGATACTCCCAGACCAATACCCAACTCAAGTAATACTATTTCCTTATCTCGCAAAGGAGCTAAATACTTTTCATATTCAATCATATAATCATGCCAAGGTGCTCCTTTTTCGTTATCATACTTAATTGATAGTTCGTCTAAATTCATCATAGTTTAACTCCTTTATAAATCAACCAAAAACTGTACATATTCTTCTTGATTAAAAATACCCACCTTAATCACCTCTATCTGATTAACATCCATCCTACCTTTAGGCCATACATTAGGAGGAATAATTTTACCAATTCCAAATAATGCCTTAGAATAATCAACCTCATCAATAGCATTATCACTTATAATAATAAGATAAGCAGGTATTCTTAACTCAAATGATAATCTGGCATATAATTCTAATTGAAATCCATTATTCAAACTAATAAAATGTGTTACCACATCCTTAATTGTTTTAAGACTACCTATTACCCGCCGACACTCTAATAATGCTACTGGTTTACCTTTACGCCACTCTATCCAATCTAAATCTGAACAGTAGCAATCTCGTCTTTGAGATATCTTCGGAAAACACTCCCTTCGCCATAAAGAATACTTCTGGTCGTGACCGTGTCCTTTATCAGTATGTACCATCATTTTATCTCAATGCTATTATCAGAAAACCTCATCAATTCGTTCTTATGACTTACCATTATAATCTGCCTACCTATCCTATCAGCCAGAGCATTTAAAAATGTACCGGCTGCAGGTAAATATTGTCTGGATAAATGCTTAAAACTTTCATCAAGTATCAACGGCCCTTCCACTCTCGGCCTACTTATATTTAATATAGCTGTCCTAAGAGCCAGAGATACAATATCTACTACACCGCCACCCGAGGTATCCATTGGATTATGCGGTTCGTTATATGCTTTGGATTTTATCTTAAAATTGACCTCTTGAAGATTTCCTCTCCTTCCGAAGTCTAACTCAAAACTATAATCTGGTCCTAATATACTTTGTAAGGCATAAGTTACTATTGCTTCAAACCCGTGCTGAGTCTTAATCCTTACTGAACTCTGGGCTATTGTCAAAACCTCCACACATTTAGAGTAAAGCTCCTTATTCTTACTGTGCTGTTCGAGTTTATCTTCACTGTCCTCTACCTGTTTAACCAATAGTTTTATCTGTCCATTAAGAGAGTCTTTCCGTGACTGTAAATCGTTAATAGATTTTTCTACTGTACCTAACCTTGCTTCAAAATACTCTCGCATTTCTTTAGCTCCTCGTTAATAGCCTTTTCCTCATTAGCCAACCACTCATCAATCTTGTCAATATCAATGTTATGCTCTGCTAATTCTTTCTGTGCCTTTTCCCTCTCTGAATGTAAATTACTCAACCTCTCCTCGAGTTTAGCTTTATCAATCTTCTGCTGACCTACTGTCTTTTCAATAGTCTCAAGTCTTTCTTTAAAATCACTCATGCTACCTCCTGACTTTCAAACCTCTGTATTCTTTCCACTATATTATCAACCACTTCCTTATCTATACCCGCCTGAGTTCCTGCGAGAGATTTAATTATATTAGCTAAATTAAAACCCTGAACCTTCGCTGACTCTAAACTCTGAACAAATGATTCTATCGATGCTTCAAGACTTTTATTTTCCTTGACCTTCGCTAAGTCAAATACTTCTTCTGGTTGTTTATAGGGTACTGGAATAATCTTCATCGAGGTAGGATTTGTATTTATAAATACCATACTTATCGGTCTTTCAATATCTGATTTGGCTACCGTCATACGAGAAAACCCACCAATATTAACATAAGTCGTATCTTCTATCTTCGCTATCCCGAAAGGTGAGTGGTTATGAGCTACCAACACCAAATTATAATCACTTTTTATATCTTCAATATTTAAATGAGGTATCTTTGGATTTATCGGCCCGTGAGTTAAGAAAGCGTGAACTACCGCTATTGCCTTAACACAATTTCCCGAGAATAAGCCCTTTTCTCTTATTTCTTCCTCTATCCTGTGATGGTAATCATATCCTTGAATATACAATTTTTCATCTGGGTAATAATGCTTATCTAAATGCTGTATCAATCCAGACCGCCTGAATATATGGTCTAAGATAGATGCTCCCGATAGATTTGGATTATGACCTATCTCATCGTGGTTACCTCTAACTACCTTCCAAGGAATACCCGCCTCCTCTATCATATCTACTATCCTGTCGCATAAATTTAAGCTGACTAATGGCGAATCGAAAAAATCCCCTCCGTGAATTACCATATCAACAGTGTTATCCTTACTATACTTAATCACAAATTGTAATTTCTCAATAACATCCTCAAGATATGAACCCGTCCGAAAGGCAGGATTCACTCCCTTAATATGAGTATCATTGAGATACAGTAATTTCATTATAAAGCTCCCTTACTGGCTCTACTACATTATTATATTTCTCTTTCAACTCTGGCCTATAAGTCAATACTGCTGATGGATGAGGAAGTATTACGGCCTTACAATTCTTTTCTGGTATATCTTTAATCTTCCCCGTCTGCTCTAAAAACGGAGTTAATCTCTCACCAAACACACCCCAGTAAGCGTCAGCTCCTAAAACAACTATCATTTTCGGCTCAAGATATTTCAACTCAAGATGAAGCCACACTCGGGAACAGACCAGTAACTCAGCCATCTCTGGAGGCCTGTTACTGGCTGTATGGCATTTCAGCACATTTGTTATATAACACTCCCGTCTTGGTATATCACACTCCATCAACCAAGTATTTAAAAATCTTCCCGACCTCCCGACAAACGGAATACCTACCTCATCCTCATCCCTGCCAGGATTACGGCCTACAATTACTACTCCGTTTTTCCTTTTAGGCCCTATCGGGAAAACTGGTTGAGTTGATTCAAGGGTAGCTTTACACCCTTTACAAAACTCTAATTCATCCAGAAATCTCATCTTTTCTATCATCTGTGTAATCATCCTCAATCCTTTCTGTTGCTATCTTTTTATGTTTTTCCTCAAAATAATCTTTTCGCTTATAAGTCAACTGCTCATACCTCTTACACCACCCTTTATCATAATCAGGACAACCCCGATATATTTTTTTCTTCTCTTTGGTTCTTCCTAATAATTTCTGTGATTTTAGGGGTACTCTTATCCACTTAACTCTTATTAACCTTAAAGGTTCACATTTTTGATTATCACAAGGACACCCTACATATACATTTAACTTCTTTCTTATCCCTATTTCAATTCTATCAAGCTCTTTCTCAATTTTAGATAACCTATCGTGTTCCTTCTCATCACCATCACGATAAGCCTGTAATAATTTTTTAAAGTTAGCGTTGTAGGCCGCACTATTATTAACCAACTCAATAACAGACGACATATCATAATCTTTACCTCTTAATAATTCTATTACCCTATCAACCGTTAGACCTCTATTGACCTTAACTTCATCTTTAATTAAATTAGAGTTAATTATCTCCATTTTCTTCAAGGCATTTTGCGAGTCTATAAATTCTACCTCTGCTATCCCTCTGAAGATATTTCTTATAGAGATTACATCTGTACTTCTTACCTGATGAATTTCCTTCATCAACAAACATACAAGGACATTTATTACATAATTCATCTATCCCCAAATCAATTTCTAATCTCATCCTTCCCTCTCAAGTCTAATGTCTTTAAATTTTAAAGAGTCTAATACTAAATACTTAGTAGCATCCTCATAAGGTTTAACGCTACGCTTGGCTACATAATTTATAAATGCCGCACAGGTCATAGCTAAAATTTGGAAAGGCATTTTAACATCGTGCTTAAGCCCAATATCACCCTTACCGTCTTGAGTAATTTTAATTCTAAATGTTACCGTATATTCTTCAGTTACCATTATAATTCTATCTCCTTTAAGATTTCATCCGTGATTTTACTGTGACAAGTCGGACACCGCTGATACTCCTTGAGTATGCTTTTATATTCCTCTGTATTCTTCTGTACTTCCCCTGTAATGCGTTTAATATCCTTCTCTATATCTACATATACCTTATTGATTTCTTTTACCTTACCGACCAACTGTGCTGCATTTCCGTACCTTTCAATAGATTTCTTGACCGATAATAAGTTATCAGGCCATTTTATACTATCTAACTTCTTATGAATAGCCCTTATTTCTTTATCAAATGACTTAATCTGCTCTGCTAACCCCTTAACTATACTGAATACCTCTATCCTGCCTTTAAGGCCTACAAGTGTTAATTTATCTGGTATCTTAATCTTAGCAATGTCATCCTCTAACTGCCTACTATCCTTCTCATAAGCAACCATCCAATCTCTTAATTCTGCTATATCAAAATAAGTAGAGTTTCTGGCCTTAGCTTTAGCGTAGGCCTCTTTTGCATCACCAAGCTTACCTTTAATCTGGTCTAACTCTGCCGTAATATCATCAAGCGTTCCCATCTTCTCGCTGACATCAGCCAATAACATTTTACTTTCTCGGCTTATAGCAAGAATATCTTTATTATAAGACTGCGAGACAGCATCGAGAATATCATTACCCGTGAGCTTGTTAAATACTTTCATCCTAAAGGTAGCCGGGGAATCGAGCAGGAAAGGAAGGGAAATTTGAGGCGAAATATTTAAAATCAACTGCTCTTTATCAACTGCCATAGGAACGATGCCTAACTCCTTAACAATATCCTCGGGTACTGTCTTGCCGATAGCATCATATCTTTTTTCCTCACTATCCTTTATTAAAATATAAGCATTAACCGTATCACTTTTCTCTCTTTCAATAATTGTTCCATTATCCAAAAGAATACGAACTCGAGTAATATCCGTATTATGCTTACGGATATCATCACCCCGATTATACATTATCCACTTAAAAGCCCTAACAATAGCAGACTTGCCTGCATCTGTTTCACCCAAAAGTACATTAACCTTTGAAGTAAAGTTTGCCTTAAACTTTTCGTGTTTTTGAAAATTAACTAATTCTATTCCTTTAATCCACATATTTTCCTTTAATAGTGGCAGGTGAGAAAGGAGATTACCAAACTCACCTGCCGTAACCTTGAACATCCTGTAAAGGGGATGTGCGACCCCTCTACCAATCTACATCTGTCTTAGGCCTTACCGTTGATGCTTTTGCTCCTGCCGTTGATGCCTTTTCTTCTTCCTTAATCTCAAGAAGTGGTTGTCCTCTGGATGCTAAATATACATTTATTTTTTCCTTTAACTTAGGATAAGCTCCCTCTGGTCCTATGCCTTCACCCTTCTTAGCTGTTCCCTCAAATAACTCGCTTACATTTCTATGAGGAGGTTTGCCTTCATCCTTGTTTTTCTTGTGCTTAATCGAACCTTTAACTCTATATTTAGCCATCGCAAGTTCTTCGGTTGAGCCAGTCTGTCCTAACTCTATCCCGCCCTGAAGTATTGCTAATGTCCTACCAAAATTATTCCCTACTGTCGGAACTGCTGCTGTAATCATTGAGCAACTTGAGCCTGCATATTCTTTTTGCGATGGAATATCTGCTATTACCCAATGCCATCGATAACTCGGGCCAAACTCACCTTTCTCTGAATACTCTATCCAAACTAAATCCAGAAAATAAGCATCTGGCGGTGGAATTTTAATTCCTTCTTCAACTTTAAATTCTCCCATAATTTTTTCTCCTTCTTTTACCTCTTTGGGTACCTTCGGGTTTCTGACCCTTAACTTTGTTTCATCGCTTCCAAGTGTCTGTCGATGTCATCACCTACTAACTTTTCAACCATACCTTGCTGTCTTGCGGCCTTGGTTAACAAAGCCTCTTTACTGATGTCATCTGGTAAGGTTTCCGCTATCCGCCGAGTAAACTGCTTACTCTTGTAATTAGCACTCGGTAGATTCTCCATGTACATTGTTTCAAGAATCATTTTCCTCTCACCTCCTTCATCTGTTAAGACTTGTCGGATATAGCCCGCCTTATTGCCTATACCCAACTCAACTTCTTTTAATATTTTTCTCATAAATTATTTAGTGGCCCTTGGGCTACTAATCTGTCACCTACCTTTTTAAGTGCATTTATTACTTCTTGAACCGAATTAACTGCTGATTGTAATAACATAGCTTTTCTTTGTTTTGCTGCCTCATCTTCCCGATAAGCATATATTGACTGCTCCGTTATAGCATCACAATATTTATCAGATATAGGAGCACCTTTAGGCCCTTTCTGATTCTGTTTATTCTGTGACCAGTTAGTAGAGTGATGCCACCTTCTTTTATTGGTTGACTGCGTTGCCTGATATACGGCTTCAGCCCATAAGGAATTTACAAACATATTTATAGATGCCAGTTTCAAAAAATCTGCCTGAATATCATCTATCGCAAAGTCTAAAATAGCCTTTCCGTCCACCGTAGCATATTTGGACACTATCTCAATAGCCTCACTAACGGCATCAGTTTCCTCAACCTCTTGATATGCCTTCTCTAATCTTGCCTTCGCCTGCTGTATTCTGTTCATATGCCTCCTAATATATTATAGCCACTATCTCTGAAAATCACCACCGATTAACATAATTTTTGAGGTTTCGGTAACCCCTTATCCTTGTAATTTAAGAACACAATATAGTCTGATTTACTCACATCAATAGCTAATTTATTCCTGCCCTCAAGCCGTCTGGCCCTTATCAATATCGGGTCGCCTATCTTGAGCATATTCTTATAAGTCATCCAACTATTATGCCAGAGATTTACTGAATAATTAGTAATACCCGATATATCCATAAAACACATTTCACCCGTTTTAGATTCCCAAGTCTTTAGATTCTCGACTACTCCTATTGCCAGAACTGTACCCCTCTTATCGCCATTAGCCAGACCTTTTGATATATCAATACCTAAACCCTCAATGACATCCTTATATAAAAGTATCGGATGGCCTGTCAAGTAAAACCCGAGAACATCCTTCTCTCTCCTCGATTTTTCCTTATCCTCCCACTCCTCACCGCTAAATACAAAGTCCATCTTAGATTTACTCTTGCCTTTCATCGTCTCAATAGCATCAAATATCGGCTTTCTTCCTTTCCCGAAGCAGTCTAAAGCTCCCGACTGAGCCAGAGATTGCATCGCTCCCTTATTAACCTTCACTCCCGATATATTGTTTATAAAATCAATAAAGGTCTTAAACGGCCTTTTAGCTGCTACTTCTGTAAATCCTTTTATAGAAAATTTCTTTACCATACCAAGACCACACCTTATTGCCTCACCCTCTTTAATAAATCCCCACTCCGATATATTGATATCGGGAGGAAGTATCTTTATTCCATTACTTATAGCATCATCAATATATTTCTTTAACTTCTCATCATCACCGACCTGAACGGTTAATTCAGCCGTTGACCAATTCACAGGATAGTGAACCTTAAACCACATAGACCAATACGAGCATAAGGTATAAGCTATTGCGTGTGACCTATTAAATGAGTAGTTAGATGACTTCTCAATTATCTTAAACAACTCTGCCATTATCGCTTCATTATGGCCTATCGCCACTCCACCCTTTATAAAATCAGACCTAAGACCAGACATCTTAGCTGCTATCTTCTTACCTATCGCCTTCCTTAAATCATCTGCTCGTTCTAAACTGAACCCTGCTATCTGTACGGCAATTTCCATAGCTTGTTCTTGGTATAAAATTATATTCCTTGTATCTTGTAAAATCGGCTTTAGGTCTTTCATTATCGGCTCATAATTACCCCTCGCAAACAAATCTATAAAATCATACGCACCGGGCCTAACTAATGCCGTAATGGCTGCCAGTTCCTCAAAGTTTCTCGGCTTTACTTTAAGCACCGTATCTATACCCAAGTCACTTTGAAATTGGAATATATCTCGACAATTACCCTTACAAAATTCGTCAAATACTTTTTTATCATCAAGAGGAATCTCACTTAATCTCTTTATTCCAGAAAGCTCCTTAACTATCGCTAAAGTGGTTTGTGTCTTTGAACCCAAGCAGTCAACCTTCAATAAACCAAGTGCATCAGAGTCCTCCATATCTGCCTGAATAACTGGGTCACCTGAACCTCCACCCGATAATCTCAATGCTACTGTTTCTTGAATAGGGTTATCAGATATAATCATACCTGCGGGATGGATGCCTTTAGTCTTTACTCTACCCTCTAACCTTCTGGCTATCTTAAACATCTTGGTATATTGTTCGTAAAAGTCTTTAAATATAGGCTCATTTAATATAGCTCTATCTATCGTCATATTACTGCTTTGTCTGGTAACAAATGATTTACTGATAGTTTCAGCCGTAGCGTAAGGTATTCCACAAACCCGACAGCAATCTTTTATCGAACCTCTACCCTGTATCGATATATAAGTAGATATTTTAGCCGTTTTCCATTTACCCTGAATATACTCTATTACTTCATCCCGTCTTGAGGCGTCAAAATCTACATCAATATCTGGCGGTGTCTTTCTGGCAGGATTTAAAAATCTCTCAAATAGTAAATTATGCTTGATAGGGTCAACATCCGTAATTCCGAATTCATAAGCCACCAAGCTACCCGATACTGAACCTCTGCCCGCTCCGACTTGTATGCCTTGTTTCTTAGCCCAATTCACAATATCACCTATCAAGAAGAAGTAATCCTCAAAGCCTAATTTCTTAATAACTGATACCTCATATTTAAACCTTTCCCTATATTCTGCGGGCCTGTCAAACTTCAAATATTTTTCAGTCATTTCGTCAAGACTTTTATTCATCTTCGGACACTTGAAATCATACTCAATATCAAAATCCTCAACCTTATCTGCTACCTCTTGAGTATTCATTATGGCCTGTTCGTAATCCTGATACTGAATCAAAGGATGGTACTCGGCAAAATGGTTTTTCATATCATCCTTACTCTGCATCCAGTAATCCTCTGAATCAAAGCCCGGTGACTCTGCCAGAGTTTTCTTTTTCTGAATACCCAGTAAAGCATTATGAGCCAGTAAATCTGATTCCTCAAGGTAGTGCATATCACAAGTAGCCACACATTTAATTTCCATTTCTTTAGCTAACCGAATTAGTTTAGGATTTATTATTACATACTCCTCTAACTCATCTGGCTGTATCTCGATATAATAATCATCCCCGAATAAATCTTTCCACCATTTCATTTCAGCCCGTATCACCGATTCATCTTCTTCTTTTAAAATCATATAAGAAATTACACCCTGTAAACAGGCCGAAAGTGCTATCAAGCCCTTACTATGTTTCTTTAAAACCTCTCGGTCTATTCTGGGTACATAGTAAAAGCCCTCTGTATGAGATATCGTTGATAAGGCCAGTAAGTTTTTATATCCTTCTTCGTTCTTGGCGAGTAATATTAAATGGTTTCTATCCCGAGTCTTTTCTAATCTATCTTTCGCTATATAAAATTCACTACCTATTATCGGCTTTACTCCCACCTTCCTGCACATCCGATGAAATTTATGAATACCAAATAAATTTCCGTGGTCGGTTATAGCCAGAGCGTTCATCTTCATACGCTTAGCTTTTAAAACTAATTCCTCTATATGCCCGAACCCGTCAAGTAGTGAAAATTCTGTATGTACGTGAAGATGAACAAACCCGCTTGAGTCTATCTTGTAATCTGGCGTTGTTCCCCAGTAAAGTTTAGGTAAGATTAACTGCCTGCCGTGTTCTCCATATTCTTCTTCAACTCCAAATAGTTTAACGGTCTCAAAATCCGTATAAAAATCTTCATTAAAGAATACATCGTGAATATGAAATATCCTTACCCCTCTTTTCTCAAGCTCATCAAGTAACTCTTTATCTATTCCCCACCCATTGTGCTGAAAGTGAAGATGCTCCTCTGCGGTTCTCTTTGAGGCATAGACCTCGCCCTGTATCGAGCCAGTTACTGTCGGGGATTTGTCGCTCTGGTACTTAAATACCTTATTGTCTTGAATCTTGAATTGTATCATATAGTATTATAGCGTTTAAACCTCTGCTTCTTCATAGGCCTCAACTATCAACCCGTAAGCTTTTCTTATCCTCTTTATGTTCCCATAAGCTTTAGGTATAGATACTCTCAATATCTTTGCTATTTGTTTTGTGGTCTTTTCTTCGGATAGTAAATCTAAGGTCTGTAAAGTGGGTTCTCTATTACTCTTATCTATCGCCATTTCATTTATAGCACTCTGTAAATCTTCTATTAAAAATCCTGCTTCATATACCTCTGGGTTTCTTGGTTCGGGTATCTGAAAATCGTTGGTTATAAATTGTATTGTGGCCTCTATTGTTTTAGTTTTCCTATATCCTTTTCTCAATATCGGGTGCCTTCTTCTTACTTCTTTTCTTATCCAACTTCTCGTAACCGACTTAGACCTATTAAAGGCCCAAGTCTCAAAACTGGCCCTTTCTGGATTATATTCTTTAAATTTTTCAAATATGTTTATCAAAATTTCCTGTTTTAAATCTTTACTATCGTGTTCTTGGAGAGTCTTTCTTCTGGTATGTCCTTCTAACCTTACTTTCTTTTCCCACTCGGTTATCAACTCATTAAAAAATCTTTTGTCCTCCTTTGTTTTGACAGCCAGTTTTGTGAGTTCCGTCATAACCCCTCCTTCCTTTCTGTTTGCCTCCGCCTCTTTTTATATATCCCATATCTCTAATATAATATATCATATGGCAAAGTCAACAGATATTCAGAAAAAGTTATCTATACTCACCCTACATTTTTTCAGATTTAATGTTTTTCAAGATTTCAAAAATTTCATTTTCTAAAAGTGGAACATTAAATCCTAATGCCTCAATTTTTTCAGTTGACAAAATACAATTAGAACGACCTGCCTTTAAACCTGCCAAAACTTCTTCAGCTGGAGCTGTAATATACTCTACTGGCTCGATTAACTGGTACATCCGTAAAATTTCCTCAACATCCATAGCTCCTTTATTCACTACATTAAAAGTACCAGTACATCCTTTCTCGGCTAAAAATTTAATAGCTTCACAAAGTAGTTTAAGAGTCGTCATTGAATTTTTCTTAACAAGAAGATGTTTGCCCTCTTTAGCATACTTAACCACCTTAAATATGTAACACCTATCACTTAACTTTTCATCAATAGGCATCCTGATACGAAGTACCAGAGCTTCAGCATATTCTTCAAGAATCTCTTGCGACCAACATTTAGTCTTTGAGTAAAAGCTTCCTGTAAAGTTAGCTATATCTTCTTCCGACCAATGTTTCTCGTAACCTGAATAGATGCATCCCGAGCCGATATGAATCCAGTACCTCTTTAGCTTCTGACATACCTCTGCTATCATTACTGGTAGGCCGACATTACCGCCGAAGGTTTCTGCCTTATGGTCCTCGCACCAATCCACATTAGGCCTTCCCGTCTTTCCTGCACAGTTGATTAAAATATGACTTGGGTATTGCTCCTTTAATAAATATTCCAAGTCGTTCTCGCTGTAAATATGCCCTATTAACATTTTACAGTTAGGTAAATTCCTATGTAAATACTGGCCTACATAGCCCGCTCCAAGTACCAAAAAATTTAGAGCCAT